TAGACGAACTGCCCGAGACGATAAGGCCACCGAGCTTGGGTCTAACCAACAGGGGTGTCGGTGGCAGCAACTAGGCGAGAGCCGATGTTGCCTCTGTGATTAGGGATAAGCGTCAATACCGCGAAAGGGTTTGGGGGGTGTCGCAACTTGGGAGTGGTTCCCCTAGGCGACTCCCCCCTTCATACTTGACGGCGTGAATCGTTGGGTGTAGTGTTCGTTGTGCCGGTACTTGCCGGCAGAGGAAGGAAGGAGAGGACAGATGGACTTGTTTGAGATTCCGGTTGGTGAGCCACAGGAAAGCACCTGCGCGTGCCGCTGTGGTTGTGAGGTTCCGTTGTCTGGTGGTACTTGCGTTGATTGCGGCGAGGGTACGCACCAGAACAACAACGGCCTTGATGAGTTCCGCACTTGCGACAATGCGAACCGGTGGCCTGAGTGGTCGCACGCAGGAGTGAAGGCGCGGCCTTTCAGCTACGGGTGGAACGGCTATGAGAACGCCTATGAGGAGTCGGTGGACTTGTGCGACGAGTGCTTTGTCGCGTGGCAGGAAGTTGGGTGGAACTGATGAGCAGGAACGACGCGGCCTTCTTTACGCAGTATCACGATTGCGACCCGGTGTGGTTCTCTGACGATAAGAGCGTGGTCATTTATCGCAATGGCGAGATGAGGATTCACCTTACCGAGCCAGACGGCAGCACGAGCGTTCTCCGGTATACGAGCGACCTTGACGCGAAGGGGCTTGATACTGACGAGAAGCTCGCTGACGCTGAGAAGTCCGGCGCACTCGACTTCCACAATAATCCGTGGTTTGAGGTCGTCTATCACGATAACGAGGAAGGCGAGGTATTCATTGGCTTTGACGAGGCCAAGAAGTACGCCGAGGAGATTGTCGCCAAGTATGCCGAGTGGCAGGAGCAGGTATGAGCGTCTACCGGAGCTTCCCCTCTGGGGCGTGGGTGGTCAGCGACATCGTAGGTGGGTACTTGACGACCAGAACCTACTATGGGTACACTCGTTCAGAAGCCGTACGGAAGTTCCGTGCGGAAGTAGTGAAGGAAGGTTCGGAGATGAGCAGGAACGCTTGTTCTTGGTGCGGGAGTGAGGTTGATGACGACCGGCAGTACGAGTCGCGCATTTGCGCGGAGTGCTTTGCTGACGCTCAGGTGTCGGCCTTAGAGGAGATTGGCGTAGAGGAGATGAGGAATAATGGGTCGCTTTGATTGGCCGTACGACGAACTCGATGTGTTGGCGTTTGCTCGCGCAATGATTCGCGGCGGCTATGCCGAGTTTGCCGAGTCGGATTACCGGTGCGAGTTGGTGATTGACCTCATTGAGCGTCCGTACAAGTGGCGCGTGGAGCTTGATGCTTGGCACGAGGCCGGTCGCCCTGAGTCCTTTGACCCAACTGAGGCCTTGACCGAGGCCTAGCCTCTGGTGTAGTCTGGCGTAGCCGGCACTTGCCGGTATGAAAGGAAGGAGTATCTGATGAGCAGGGATACGAACGAGGTTCTGGAAGTTCCGTTCAGCAAGTTCTATGTCGCGGTAGCGCGGAAGGTTGAGGCCAAGTGCGGCCTGACCCCTGATGACCTTCCCGATGTGGACTTCCGGGGCTTCTACCCCGGAGAGCGCGCGACCTTTGGCGACTACAAGGAAGCCGTGCGTGCGTGTATGATTGAGGTGTTGGAGAACGCCGGATACCCAGTAGAGGAGAGCGAGTATGAGTAAGTCGTATCGGGATTACCCTTCTTGCGTACAAGATTTTCGCAAGCCAACCTATCACCCGGTTATCACGAAGTCGCAGTATCAGCGCGACACCGAGGATTGGGTTCATCGCCGTCGCCGTGAGGAGATTACTTGGCGTGTAGCTTCTCTGGTAGTGCTTGCGGTGTTTGCGTTCTTGGTGTTAGACTAGCTGCGCGAGCGCGTTGCGTTCGGCAATAGCAGGAGAGGAGAAATCAAATGGCAATGGAAGGAACTGAGGCCTACGAGATGAACGAGGCCGGATACTTGCGGATTGACCTTGACGGCGGTTTGTGGGTTGCGCTGATGAGCGAGGACAATGTGAACTTCGGCGGTACGCTGTGGAAGCGTGCCGATGACGGCTACGACTACTCCGCCGGTTGTACGGCAGGGTATCCGGTGCTTGGCAAGTATGACGACACCGAAACCATCGCTAAGATGGTCGCTCGCTTCATTGAGATGGAGAGCGGCGAGGAACCTACCATCTAAGCCGGGAAACCTTCCCCCGGCCTCACACCCCCGGAGCCTCATCACTCCGGGGGTTTTTATTGCTCATTATTCACGCGCACTCTCTCCCCCGCACCCCCACACCCCCAGCGGCTCGCAGCTCGTCTAGGGTAGGGCGGCCATAGGGTACGGGGGGGTGCTTGACTTCTTCGGTGGGTGGTGTATTCTCTCTGTGTCGGGGCTTCCCGATGTAGCGCAGGAAAGGAAGGAACCAATGAGCAAGGCGTTAGTGATTAGCGCAAACCCAGAAACCGGAGCCGGCAAGGTCGAGGTTGTGGATTGGCAGGACAAGAGCGGCCTCTCTGAACACTACGCGGCGATTGGCTGCGAGTTGGTGGAGATTGCCGGCTCTGGCAAGTTCGGCGGCGTGCCGGTGGTTGTGTTCGTTGATGAGGAGGGCCTCTACCGCACTCCGGGCGTTGTGAATCTGACCGCGTGCGATTTCCTCGCTGACGCGATGAAGGCTGCGCCGATGTACCTGTTCGGCGGCGGCCTCGTCGGTCGTGCGCTTGTCCTGTTTGATGAGGGCAGCGATTCGCGCGGCTTCTCTGACGCGGAGATGGCGAAGGTGGGCGCGCAGTTGAGCAAGGGTGGCTATCCGGTCGCGTAGCCTCTCCGGTTTTCTACGAGGCCGTCGGTAATCTGTGCTACCGGCGGCCTCATCATTTCCGGCTCATTATTTCCAGCTCATTATTTCCGCGCATTACCACCCCGCACCCCACACCCCAGAAGCTCGCCGGAGCGCGTGCCGGCGTGCCGGTGGCCTACCCGCTAGGGGGGCTTGACTTCTGCTGTGGTGGTTGTATACTTGCTCGCAGCCGGTCAGATGAGCCGGTAGTAGCACAGGAAGGGTGAACAGATGGAGAAGGTGGGTATGACGCACGAGGCTGCGATGGCCGCAGCCGACCGGCTCGGTGGCCGGTTCGCAGTGTTTACGGCGTGGAGCGCGCCAACGACCGCGAAGGAGTTCGCTCGTCGTGAGGCCGCAGCAGCGGCGCGTGAGGCCGAGCACAAGGCCATTGGTCGCGTCAAGACGACCGGCGAGCAGAAGGTAGACGAGAAGGGGCGCATTTCGTTTATGTTCAAGGTTGCCGGTGCCATCAACCGCGATGTCCACGAAGGCGGCATCTATCTCAACAAGGCCGGTGAGCCTTGCGTTGATGTCGTCATCTCCGCGCCGACCGAGTATGGGTACACGACAGCGTGCGACTATGCCGGCGTTGTCGGTTCGGCGTGCGAGAATCGTAGGCCGTTCCACTCTCACCGGACTATCAACCTCTCACGGCTCGTGTCGTGGTTGGATTCCGGCGAGGAGCAGAACCGCTAGTCGCTCGTCGCAGCTGAACCGAGGCCGTCGCCGGTGGATTCCGGCGGCGGCCTCATCATTACCGGTTCATTTATCAGTCAGTCATTATTCATACCCCTTACCCCGCACCCCCACCCCCCCACTCCCCCACCTGCTACCGGCTGCGCCCCGTGCGGCCTTGTCCGGCAGGGGGGCTTGACTTCTGCCGTAGACCTGCTACCTTTCCGGTGTTGGCACTTGCCAACGGCACAGGCACAGAGAGGAGAGGACAAATGGACAACGCAACTGACCAGACCACTCCGGCGACGAAGTGGGTTCGCAAGTACCTCGGCAACCAGTCGCAGGGAACCTGCCCTGCTTGCCGCCAGACGCTTCCGGCTGACGCGGCCTTCCGCGCTTATGTTCGCTACGGCGACGGCGACGACCTCATCGCCTATGTGCCAACCTACGGCACCGCTCTTGCGGTTCTGATTGGTTGGGCTGACGACGAAACCGGCTCGTCGTTCTGGTCGTACTACGAGCCAGACTCTTGGAAGGCCATCACTCCGTCGGAAGCAGAACTCTTTGCGGATAACCCGGTGGCCTTCGCCAACTTCGTAGACGCTATGGGCGGAGAAACTTCGGCTATCGCTGCTGAAGTCTTTGAGGCCGTTGAGTCTACGCTTCTGGATACGCCACTCATCGGAGCCGTCTGGATTGACGCGCTCCGCAATCCGGTGATGCCGAGCGACTACCGCTAGGCTTCTCCGGTTCGGCTCCGAGGCCACTCCCCATCTGTGCGGGGGGTGGCCTCTTCATTTGTCCGGTCATTCATCAGTCAGTCATCATTCAGTCATTATTCATACGCTCTACCCCATACCCCCCTGACCCCCACCATCTACCGGACTCGACCGGCTCCGGCAAGAGCTCGCCACGGGCAACCGGGGGGCTTGACTTTCTCTGCCGGGTGCCTTACCTTGGTTCCTGCCGGGGCTTCCCGGTGGCACAGAGAGGAGAACCAAGATGACGGACACGGAGAAGATGATCCGCGTAGAGATCGTCAGCGGCATTGAGACCACGCGGCGGTGGTTCACCAATCCGCACCACGCCGAGGAGTACCTGATTGAGTACGCCCACCTGACGCTGGGTGGCTCCCGCCCTGCTTCTGGTGAGGCTGCGTCGGAGCGTCTGCTCGATGACGACTCAATCGCTTGGTGCTCCACCGATGAGGTCAGCGCGGTCGAGGTGGCGGCTTGCCCCCGCTGCGATTGCCAGGGTGGCTGGTCGGCTGGGTATTGCGAGCCGTGCGGCTACCAGTTCGGAGACGACCCCGACGGCGACG